GGCGCTGGGCGCGCGGAACACCTGAAGAGCAAGTGATCGCAAAAACACGAGGTCGTTCTTTTGAGGGTGCTCGTGATACAGACGACAAGGCGCAGAACTTTATTGCGGAGAAACAGGATGCGGTCGGCGATGAGCTTTTGGTTTGGTACAAGGAAGTTGACTCGACCAGTAAGACCCAGTATGAAGGTCCAGCTCGTCTTTCTGGTATCGAAATCGGAGACGGTGAAGCGTCAGAGAATGAAAGTATTAAGTTTAAGGTCGTATGGACCCGTAAACCTAAGAAATCAACAGTAGTCCCAGGATAAGCTGAGGCGTGATATTTCACGCCTTTTTATTTTTGAAAAGAGGAGAAAAACAATGGTCGTAATTAAGAAATTAAGCAATATCATTCCTATTGATTTCGGAGAATTTCAGCTGGAATACATTGCAAATGACAAGGGCGTGAAGGAACTTGATAAGTTCCGTGAGGGCTTAGCAAAGAACTGGAAGAAAATTGAAAAACTTTCCGACGAGAAAATCGCAGAAAAAGCTAAAGAGCTTATCGAAGATGGTTGGACTCAATTATTCGGAGCGGATGCATTTGAAAAAGTCTATAAATTCGCAGACGAAGATACAACTATCGCATTTAACTATCTGATGCAGACCATTCTTGGGATTCAGAAAGAATATCGAGAGCGCAACTCAGAAGACGCATTCAAGAAATATCTAGCGTGATGCCATGTTAGATATTTCTAGAAAGCTAGTTGATGAGCTTGTTTTAGAAATTGAAGGCAAAGAACAGACTTTCCCTCTGCTCTTATCGTTCGATAGAGTCTTGAAAGTTTTTGAATTATGGAAAGACGATGATATTCCTAAATTCATGCGCCCGTTTTTAGCGTTGCGGATCCTTACGGGTGTTTCTTTTGATTTTTTAAGCTTTGAGGAGGCTTTGGAAGTTGTTCAGGCAATTTTTGAAGAGCACATCCAGACAGGCGAGAAAGAAGACGATGTTGAGTATGACTTGGCAGGCAATGTCATAAAGTCCTCGACAACGTCAGAAACACCACAAAAAAGACTCTACAACGTGAAGCATGACGGAGCTTATATCTTTGCTTCTTTCATGCAAGCTTACAGAATCGACTTAATCGAAGAAATCGGTAAGTTGCACTGGAAGAAATTCAATGCTCTAATTGTTGGCTTGCCTGAGGGAACCAAATTTGTAGAAGTCGTGAAAATTCGCTCTTATGAACCGCAAAAAGGCGACAGTCAGGAATACATCGATAAGATGCGAGAGTTGCAAAAAGAGTATCGTCTTCCAGACGATGACTACGACGAAGAAGATGACGAGTATGACTATTACGAGTAGAAAGGAGGCATAAATGGCAGATGGTAAAGTGGTCATCCAAGTTGATATGGATGGCAATAAGGCTCAATCAGGAGTGGCACGTCTAAAAGGGATGGTTGGCGGACTGACAGAAAGCGGGATGCAACTAGGTTCGGTCTTTAAGTCAGTTTTAGGAGCTAACATTGTCAGCGGTGCGCTGATTTCTGGGATTCAATCCCTTGGCAGTGCTATCAAGGGTGTATTTGCTACAGCTCTTGACGAAGGGGCCAAGCTCCAACAATCGTTTGGTGGTGTTGATACGCTCTATACGACTGCCGCTGAGTCTGTGAAGCAATATGCGAACGCTGCAGCTTCAGCTGGTATCTCTGCTAATACATACGCAGAGCAAGCCGTTTCATTCGGTGCTAGCTTGAAGCAAGCACTCGGTGGTGATGCTGTGAAGGCTGCACAAATGGCAGACAAGGCTATCATGGCCATGGCTGACAACTCAGCTAAAATGGGTACAGATATTGGTTCAATCCAACAGACGTTTCAGGGCTTTGCTAAGCAGAACTATACCATGTTAGATAACCTGAAGCTAGGTTATGGTGGTACCAAAGAAGAAATGCAACGACTTCTTAAAGATGCCAGCAAACTCGAAAAAGCAATGGGCAAGAAGTTTGATATCAACAACTTTGCGGATATCGTAGAAGCTATTGACCTAGTTCAACAAGAGTTGGGAGTCGCAGGGGTTGCGGCACAAGAAGCGCAAACTACATTCAGTGGTTCGTTTGCAGCAATGAAGGCTTCGGCATCAAACTTCTTGGCAAATTTGACGCTTGGCGAAGATATTGGACCGTCTTTAAAGGCACTTATCTCTAGTACCTCAACATTCCTTTTAGGCAACTTCTTGCCGATGGTTGGAAATATTATGAGACAACTCCCTCAAGCTATCGATACAGCCTTGGCAGAAGCTGGGCCAAGGATTGAACAAGGATTCAAATCGTTGTTTGCTTCGCTCGGAGTTGACGAGGGTGTTTTTGACGTAATCAAGGACACTTTTCGAGATGTTGTTGTGACAATCCAGTCGCTCTTTGAAGAACTGACAAGCGAATCCAATGGGTTTGGCAATGTTATCCAAGGTGTTGGGAATGTCATTCAAACAGTTAACGTCATCATCCAGAATATGGCTATGGCCTTTCAGTTTGCACTAGAAGCCTTCTCTGAAACAGGAGCAATCAAGAACGCCTATCAAGCATTTAAAGATTTGACGGATGCAGCTTTAGATCTTGCTATTAAGTTAGGCGATGCTATTCCTTGGGATATCGTAGGCGCAGCCGCTGGGCACGTCGTGAACGCTATTTCAATGATTGTGAGCTGGATTTCAAAATTAACTCAATCAATTAGTGCAGATGTCTGGAGAGGATTGATTGCAGGGATTGGAGGAGCTCTAGTCGCTTTCAAGGCATTTAATTTCTTGAAGAGCTTTAATCCGTTTGGCTTATTTGCTAAAGGCGCCAAGGAAGGGGCAGACGAAGTTGTAAAAGGTGCAACGAGCTCGAAAAGCGCAATCGCTCAAATCTTCAAATCAATCTCAACTCTAATCAAAACAACAGGAACAGCAATCAAAACGGCTGCGACAGGAATTGGTGAAGGCATCAAAATTGCTCTTTCTGGATTGGCTCCGGTCATCCGAGCATTTGGATTGGCTTTGAGAACGGCTGGGATTGGGAACATCCTTGCTCTTGGCGGAGCGATTGGTATTGCAGCAGTCGGAATCGGCGCTGGAGTGGCTATTATTGCGGCAGGCTTAAGTCTCATTGCTAGTCAAGGTGAAGGGGTAGCCACGATCATTAACGCTGTTGGTCAGGCATTCGCTACGGTTGCTACTGCGATTATTGGTGCATTTGCTCAGGCTATTGTATCTGTCGCAGGAGTTTTACCAACAGTAACAAGCGCCCTCGCTCAGCTATCTCCTCTTGTTGTTGCGGTTGGAGAAGCAATTGGAGCAGCTGCGCCATTCATTACAGCTTTAGGTGATGCAATTGCAACTGTAGCTACAGCAATCACTCCAATCGTCGATATTATAAGTAATGCGTTCGTTTCAGTAGCTCAAATTATTGCTGACGCTATCGTTCAAATTGTTGAAGCAATAGCTCCATTTGCTCCAGCCATAACTGAAATGGTGGTTGCGATTGCTCCTTCAATTGCAGATATTGTTTCGTCATTTAGCAGCATGTTCTCTCAGATTAGTCCTATCATTGATAGCTTGTCTAATCTCTTGAAAACATTTGGAGAACAAGTGAGCTCTATCTTGAAAAGTGCTGGTAGTGTAGTTGAGTCCTTTGGCTCTGCTATCCGTAATGTCCTTGACGGTGTAGCTGGAATCTTTGACAGCATCGGTAATGCTGCCTTAAACGCAGGCCTTGGAGTCAAATACATGGCTGAAGGGATTTCGATGCTCACTGAATTAGGGTTGCTAGATTTAGCTGGAACATTGGCAACAGTGGCAACAGGATTGACAGCTATTGCCAATTCTGGCATTGCTTCAGCAGGTCCTGGGTTGCAACAAGCAGGGACTGGGTTGAGTTTGATAGCTATATCAGCTCAACTTGCAAGTGTAGCCTTGCAATCACTACCTACGGCCTTATCATCACTAAGCACTAACCTTAGCACATTGCCAGAAACACTGACAAGCGCTGGAACTTCGATGAGCACGTTTGCTACATCGGTCATGGCTTCATTTGCAAGCTTGTCTGGTTCTGTATCTGGTGTAATGGCGCTTCAGACAGGTTTGGTGGCTCTAGCTAATGCTATGATGATGGCTCAAAGTGGGGCTTCAGCGATGTCTTCTACTCTAACGATGATTAACGCTTCAGCTTCATCAGCTACATCGGCCATTTCTCAGCTTGCTTCAGGTATGGCTTCAGCAATGACTCAGGCCGTGTCATCAGTTCAGTCAAACATGGCATTGATTGTGACTGTAATTTTGCAGTCGTCAATTCAGATGACGCAAGCAGGCCAACAGGCAGGCCGTGGGGTTTCTGAAGGGATAACAAATGGTATCCGTTCAGGAGTCGGCTCGGCGACATCAGCAATGTCATCCATGGTCAACTCTATCCAGTCTACAGGAATGAGAGGCGTCTCTACTATGCGCTATGTAGGTGACATGATTGGTCAAGGTTTAGCACAGGGTATGTACTCAGCGCTTGGAGCTGTCACGGCTGCTGCTAATGCTCTTGTCGCTCAAGCTGAAAGAGCCGCACAGGCCAAGGCTAAGATTAACAGTCCATCACGCCGTTTTAGAGACAACGTCGGACGTTTCATTTCTCAAGGGGTGGCAGTCGGTATCCTGGCAGATGCTCACAAGGTAGATGATGCCATGGGCGATGTATTCGACCAAATCAAAGCCTTTAACTTTGCCCCTGAAGACATTCTTGGAGTAGGTCAAGCTAGCCTTACGAAGACACTTCAGGTCAAATCTGATCTTGACCGTCAGCTTAAAACGAGCGTTAAGGTCGTACAAGAAAAGTCTAACCATCTTGTAGAACAAGCCCTGGAAGTAGCTGAAAGGGCAGTAAAACGTCCAGT